CAGGAGCTCGACGGCGAGATCCTCGACGACAACCCCGGCGCCCTGTGGAAGCGCAGCGGCATCGACGACGCCCGCGTGTCGAAGGCGCCCGACCTCCGCCGCATCGTGGTGGGCGTCGACCCCGCGGTGACCTCCAACGCGAAGAGCGACGAGACGGGCATCGTGGTCGCGGGCCTCGGGTACGACGGCCGCTTCTACGTGCTCGGTGACTACTCCGGGCGCTACTCGCCGGACCAGTGGGCCTCCCGCGTGGTGAAGGCGTACCGCGACCACAAGGCCGACCGCGTCATCGCGGAGAGCAACCAGGGTGGCGACCTCGTCGCGCAGAACATCCGCACCGTCGACCGCAACCTCCCGGTCGCCACGGTGCACGCGAAGCGCGGGAAGGCGCTGCGCGCGGAGCCGGTGTCGTCGCTGTACGAGCAGGGCCGCGTGTCGCACGTTGGAAGCCTCGCGGCGCTCGAAGACCAGATGACCGCGTGGGACCCCGCGGGTGACGGCGAGTCGCCCGACCGCGTCGACGCGCTCGTGTACGCGCTGACGGAACTCGCACCCGCCTACGGCGACGACGTGACCGCGCCTCCCCGCACTCGCACCGCCGCCCCCCGCTGGGGCTTCTGACCGTTGCCCTCACCCTACCGCTACATCTCGCAGCCCTCGCCGCAGGACCGTCTGCAACGACGCCTCGGCGCCGGGCTCACGCCGCAGGCGATCACGTCGGTGCAGCGCGAGGCCGACATGGGGCGCATGTGCCGATGGGCCGACCTTCTCGACGAAGTCCGTCAGGGTGACCCGCACCTCCACGGCGATCTGTCGAAGCGCGAGCTTTCGGTCGCGGGCGCGGAGTACGAGATCCGCCTCCCTGACGGCGCGTCGAAGCGCGACGGGGCGCGGGCGCTGCGGCTGTGTCAGGACGCGCTCGCGTCAATCGACGTGGTGCCCGGCTCGCTCGGGCTGTCGTGGCGCGGTGTGCTGCAACACCTGCTCACGTCGAACTACCACGGCCGCTCCGCCGCCGAGGTTGTGTACGCGCGCGATGGCCGCTACACGCTGCCGCGCGAGGTGTACGCGATCCACCCGCGGCGCCTCGCGTGGTCGAACGAGGCCGTCGACTGGAAGCTCTACCTCTACGACGAGACCACGGGCGACACGCCCTTTGCGCGCTTCCCCGGCGTCGCCCTCGACACGTTCCAGCGGGGCAAACTCCTCGTTCACACCGTCCGCGCGTTCGGCACGTACCCCACGCGCGAGGGCCTCGGCCGCGGGCTCGTGTGGTACTCCGCTTTCAAGCGGTGGACGGTGCGCGATTGGCTCGCGTTCGCCGAGTGGGCGGGGCGCGGTCTGCGCGTGGGGAAGTACGCCACGGGGCGTGACTCCACGAAGCCCGCGCGCGCCAACGATGAGGACGTGGGGGCACTTCAGGATGCGCTTGACGCGATGTCCTCGACGGTCTCGACGGTCATCCCCGACGTGACCGACCTTGAGGTCATCACCGCGAAGGACAACGCGGTGCACGCCGACCTCGTGAAGCTCTGCAACGGCGAGATGTCGAAGATGGTGCTCGGAGGCACGCTCACGAGCGACCCTGGCGACCGCGGCGCGCGCTCACTCGGCGAGGTGCACCTTCGCGCGATGTACCAGTTGCTCGCGTGGGATGCGGCTGCGCTCGCCGACACGGTGCGCCGCGACCTCTTCGGCCCCGTGGTGCGCGCCAACCTCGGCGACCGCGCCCCTGTGCCGACGATCGCGTTCGGCGTCGAGCCCCCCGAGGACGCGAAGGTTCGCGCGGAGCGGCTGACGATGTACATGAAGCACGGCCTCACCATCCCCGCGCGATGGGTGCGCGATCAGGAAGGCGTGCCCGACCCCGTCGAAGGCGACGAGATCATCGGCGGTACCCCCGCGGTAGAGCGCGCTCCCGGCGCAGCGGCGCCCCCTGTGACGCCTTCGGGCGGCGCCCCCGCCGCAGCCCCGCCTCCGCGCGCCTCCGCCCCTGCGAAGCCCGCTACGGGCGACGACGACGTGAGCGCGTGACTCGCCTCCGCGGCAACCGCGCCGGGATGCTCCATCCCTCGCGCCACTGCCCCGCGTACTTCCCGGTGCCCCAGGGCTTCCGCACTCGCACCGCGTAGCCCGCCCGCCGCAGCGCGACGAACGCAGCCCGCAGCATCCGCGCCGAGGCGTGGACGCCCTCGCGGTCGAACACCTTGACCGTGACCTCGCAGGCCCCGCGGCGATGCTCGACGGAGCGCATCGACCATCGGCCCGAGAGCATCGGGGCAACGACGCGGTCGAACGCCTCGCGAGGCAGCACGAACACCAGCGTCGCGCGGTGCTCCTCGTGACGCCCCGCAAGCAGCATCCGCTCGACGGTGCGAGTCTTCACGGCGACGCCCGCATGATGCGCGCGCCGGGCACGATGCGCACCACGTCCCCGGCGCGCAGGTCTTCGACGACGACGTAGGTAGGGAACTTCTCGGGCGGCACCCCGACCTGTTCCCACACCTCCGGAAGGAAGCGATCGGTCACGTCGGCGTCGCAGTGGACGCAGTGCACCCGCTCGCCGCGCCGCTCGACGCCATCGCGGATGGCCTTCTCCGCCTCTCTCTGGCGGTCCTGACCATCGCACGCCGGGTCGAGTCGCCCTGACCAGCGGCCTCCGACTTCGCATCGCTTCATGCTCCGACTCTAGCACCGCGATGGCCCGCTTCGACGGCATCAACTTCTCGCCGCCGCAGGGCGTCCGCGCCGCTTGTGCTCGCGGCCTCGTGCTGCACGGCGAAGGGCTCTCGGGCGGCGGGTTGCAGCCCGACACCGTCGCATGGGCGCGGCGCATCGCGCGGGGCTCGCGGGTGTCGCCCGACAAGGCGCGGAAGATGAACCGCTTCTTCGGCCGCAACGCGCGCTTTGCCGACGCGCCGAAAGACTCCCCCGCGTGGGTCTCGTGGCTCTTGTGGGGCGGCGCTCCCGGTGCCGCGTGGGCTCGCAAACTGGTGAAACAAATGGACGCTGAACAGCAACTCAACCACCGCGTCGCAGGCGTGCCCGTCGCGCTTGCCGCGAAGGCGTCGCCCGACGGCGTGAGCCCGTGGAACAAGCTCGCGTACGAGGTCGCGCTCAAGGGCCGCGGCGACGTGGCGCTCACGAAGCAGGACTTCGTCGACTGCGTCGCCAACTTCAAGCGGTTCGGGCGCGAGGTGCCGGTGGTGCTCTACCACGCGGACACGAAGCCCGAAGCGCACCCGCTCTCCGCCGCCGCCCACGGGTGGATCACGGAGATGCGCGTCGGTACCATGCAGCGCGGAGGGAAGACCGTCGCCACGCTCGAAGCCCGCTTCCGGTGGGTCAACGAAGCGACGCGCACGATGGTCGAGAACGGTGAGCTCGCCTACGGCTCCGTCACGCTGGTGCAGAACGGCACCGACGAGGAGAGCGGCGAGGACATCGGCTCCTACCTCTGGAGCTTCTCGCTCACCAACAACCCCGCGCTCGTCGACATCCCGCGCATCGCGGCGGAGGCCGTCGGCGGCGTCGTCGGTGAGCCGCTCCGCACGCTGAAGATGGAGCGGTACTACGGTCCCATGGCGACGCGCGACGACGCGCTTGCGATGCTGCGCTACGTGCTCCGCTTGCCGATGACCGCCGACTACGCGGCCGTGCTCGCAGAGCTCGGGAAGCTCGCGGCGATGGTCGCGTCGGGCGAGGAGAGCGGCGTCGAATGGGACGACATCGTCGAGTGCATCAGCGAGGCGATGCGCCTCCCCGCGCTCACCTCCCCCGCGGACGTGGTCGACGCTGCGAAGCGCGCCATCGCCCCCACTGACACCACGGTCGCGCCGATGAGCGCGGCCTCGCAGACTTCGGCGGATGTTCCGCCGCAGAACGGCGGCCCGAGGGTCGCCACGGAGAGAAGCCACATGGCACAGTTCACGACCCTCGCGGCTCGGCTCGGCGTCGCCGCCGCGAGCGAGGAAGACGCGACCGCGTTCGTCATCGAGCGCGCGCAGGAGACCGGCGACGTTCGCCGCTCCCTCAACCTGTCGATCGACGCCCCTGCGGGCGCGGTCGTCGCCAAGCTCGCCGAGCTCTCGGCCGCCGCCGCCCGCGTCCCCGGGCTCGTGGCGGAGATCGAGGTCGCCAAGACGCGCGAGGGTGAGCGCGTCGAGCGCGAACTCACCGCGCACCTCGACGCGATGATCGTCGCCGAGCCCGCGCTCAAGAGCGTGCGTGGCGCGCTGGAGATGGCGGCCCGCGCCGACTTCGCCGCGTTCGCCGCCGCGCACCCGCTGCCGAAGCCCGCGGCCTCCGCGCTCCTCGCGGGCGGGCGCATCACCGCCCCCGCGCAGGGCACCGACAAGACCCCGCCCGCGCTCTACGCGCTGCCGAAGCGCCACGGCGACGCCGCGGGCGCCCGCGCGAAGGAGCTCATGGCCGCCGACCCGAAGCTCACCCTCGAAGCCGCGCTCATCGCGGCGTCGCGTGAGATCAAGGCCGCTTCGCAGGGGGTGCGCTGATGGCACTCTCCCTCCGCTTCCCCGGTCAGATCGTCCCCATCGTGTCGGAGTCGATCCTGACCGACGGGATGGTCGTGCGCGTCGGCTCCGCCGACAACACCGTGCGCCTCCCTGGCGGCGCCTCGCCGACGACCCCGCTCCTGGGCGTGATGATGCGCCCCGACGGGTCGGCGTGCGCTGCGGGTGAGCGCATCGACCTCATCCTCAGCGGCATCTACCCGCTGATCGCGGGCGGCACCATCAACGCTGGCGACTACGTCACCAGCGGCGGCACCAACGGCTCGGTGATCGCCGAGTCCGCGGGCGCGGGCGTCAACGTCGCCGTCATCGGGCAGGCCATCGAGGACGCCGTCAGCGGCGACCGCGTCGCATGCACCATCGCTCCGTCCATGAAGCAGGGAGGCTGATCCGTGAGCCAGAACAACGAACTCGTGGAGGTCCAGATGGAGCTCCTCATGGCGCGCGGCATGACCGCCGCCGCCGCCTCGCGCGTGATCGAGGCGAGCTTCTCGCCGTCGTCCGTCCACGTCGACGCGCCGCTCTCCAACTTCGCGGTGAGCATCAACAACCGCGAGATGATCGCGGACATGGCGATGCCCGTCGTCCCGGTGAACAAGCCGAGCGACAAGTTCTTCGTCTACAACGCGGAGACGATGTTCGAGGAGCAGGCCGCGTCGCTCACGGGCGACGAGGCGATGCCGGGCCGCGTGCGGTACGCGGTGTCGACCGAGACGTTCTCCTGCGAGGACTACGGCCTCATGGACTTCGTCTCCTACAAGGAGATGGAGGCCGCCGACGCGCCCCTCGCGCCGCAGATGCACGCCGTCAAGGTCGTGACGCAGCGGCTCGACATCGCGAAGGAGCGCCGCGTGGCGGGCGTCGTCTTCGCGTCGGGATCGTACGGCTCCAACACCTCCGCGCTCTCGGGCGCGGCGCGGTGGGACGTGGCGACGAGCGACCCCGTGCAGGCGATCGACGATGCCATCGAGGCGTGCACCGTGCGCCCGAACGTGATGGTCATCGGCGCGCAGGCGTGGACGAAGCTGAAGAACCACCCGAAGCTGAAGGAGCTCATCCTCTCGCGCTCCGCGACCATCTCGGGCGCGACGCCCAACCGCGTCGACCCCGCCCTCGTCGCGTCGATCTTCGAGCTCGATGCGATCTACGTCGGCCGCGCGCAGTACAACACCAACCGCGAGGGTCAGACCGCCGCGCGGTCGTACGTGTGGGGCAAGTCGTGCGCGCTCATCCGCACCAACGACGACCCGAACCCGCGCGAGACCTCGACGTTCGCGCGCCAGTTCCGCTTCTCGACGCGCGAGGTGCAGACCATCGACGCGCCGATGCCGGGCCTCAAGGGCGGCATCTACGTGAAGGTGACCGAGTCGGTCGACGAGAAGGTCGTCGGCGGCGCGGCGAGCGGGTTCCTCTACACCACGGTGGTGAGCTGACCATGTCGCGGCAGAACCGCCCGCAGTCGGCGCGTGACGGCGGGTTCCGGGGAGGCTTCCCGCCGCCCCCGCCCTCCGTCCCGTCGCCTCGCTCGCTGCCCCTCACGGGGCCGCAGGCGCGTCCCGAGGATGCCGCCCCCGCGGCGCCCGTCGTGGTGACTGCGGTGCCTTCCCCGGAGCCCGTCGCCGTGATGGTGACGGCGCCCCCCGCACCTGCGCCGCCGCGGTTCGTGGCGCTCGTGCGCATCCACGCTGATCGCGTCTACGAGCGCGACGAGGAGATCCCCGAGAGCGTGGCGAACGACGGCCTCGTCGAGGGCGAGGTCTGGCGGCGTGGCTGAGCAGACCGCGATCATCGCGACGGCGGACATCACCGGCCGCCTCTCGACGCAGGCGTACACGCGCCTGTTCGCGAAGAACGGCGGCTCCACCGTCGACACGACGTTTCGCGACCTCGTGATCGCGGAGACGAACTCCCGCATCCGCACGCTCACGCGCGCCGCGTTCCCCTCGGGGCTCTACACGACGACGGACACCATCGACCCCGAGGTGATCGGCCGCGGCGTCGACATCGCGTGCATGATCGCCGCGTCTCGCCACACTAGCGCCGTCGACGAGTCGGGCTCCTACATGGCCCACGGCCGCGCCGCCGAGAAGTTCTTCCGCGAGATGAGCCGCGACGCCGACGCGCGTCCGCCGAACAGCAACGCGAGCGTCGGCACCGCGAGGCCGCGCGCGGGCAACACGAACATCACCGACGACGCGGGGGCGTACACGATGCCCTACAACCGCGCCGCCGACCGTCGCGACGCGAGCGACTTCTGACCGTGGGCGTTCTCGTCGCGGCCGTCGCTGAGATGATCGCGGAGGTGAGCCGCGCGCTCCCCCGCGCACTCACGTCGGGCGGGAAACTCGTCGCCGCGTACGCGCGGGCGAATCACCCGTACGAGAACCGCACCTTCAGGCTTCAACGCCACACGCAGTGGCAGTTCACCGACGGCAACCTTTACCGCGGATATCGCGTCGAGATCCACGGAGGGATGCCCTACGGCTCATTCGTCGAGGACGGCACGTCACGCAGCCGCCCGTACCCGTACCTGTGGCCCGCGTGGCAGCGCGAACAGGCGACCGTGGTGCAGATGATCGAGGCTTCGATGGTCGGCGCCGTCGACACCGTGAACATCCGAGGCAAGGTCTGACGTGGCCGCGACGCTGACGAGCATCGAACTCGCGCTCTACACGGCGCTCTCGGGGCTGCTCACGAACGTCACCACGGGACCGACGACCGCGCGCCCCTTCGCGTGCGTCGCGCGCTACGCCGGGCAGGTGCCGCAAGAGGGTCTCGCCGAGGCCGCCGCCGCGTGGCCCTGCGCGCTCCTGCGCTTCGACGATGACCTCAGCACACGCGACGTTCACGGCTTCGGCGTCGAGTCCATCGAAGACCGCGCGCTCGCGTCGTTCTCCGTGCTCGTTGGCGTCGAAGACCCGCGCGACATCGCCGACGGGATGATCGGCGACGCGAACGTCCCCGGGCTCCTGCGCCTCGTCGACGCGGTCATCGCAGCGTGCAACGGCGTCACCTTCGCGGACCCGCACATGCAGATGAGCATCCGCTACGCGGGCACGCGCGCCGAACTCGTCAAGCGCGGCACCGTCTACGTCTACGCCGTGCGCTTCGACGCCACGCGCGATGCTGCGGCGGTGACCTTCGATGCGTCGGGCGCGACGCTCATTCCGAGCGTCAACAGCAACATCAACATCACCGGCACCGGGACGCCCGCGCCGAACCCGCTCGTTCAGATCGTCTCCGAACCCAACCCGTGAGCCACCCAATGAACACCATCCGAGTCCGCGCCGTCGTCGACGCGAAGCTCCCCGTGCCCGGCGTCCTCGCCGCGCGCTACGTGGGGCGCAACCGCGACGGCTCTGTGATCGCCGAGGGCGTCGCCGTCCCCGCCGACTCCTACCACAAGCGCGCCATCGATCGCGGTGACCTCGAACTCGTGGAGGTGTCGTCGTGAGCATCGCCGTCGCTGGTGTTCCCGCGGATCGGAAGACCCCGGGCATCAACTTCAACGTCATCCTCGGCGGCCCCGGCACTTCGGCAGGCGCCGCGACGGTGACGATCGAACTCCTGGGCAACCACTTCACGAGCGCCATCACGGGCGCGTCTCCGGCGTTCTCCGTCGCGGGCGGCACCGCCACCGCGGCCGTCGAGGTGTTCGTGCCGTCCGCGGCCGACGCGCTGACGCTCTTCGGTCAGGGATCGGAGCTCCACCGCATGGCGCGGCAGGTGTTCGCGCAGTACCCCAGCGCGACCGTGTACGCGTGCCCTGTCGCCGACGCGGGCGGCACCGCGGCGTCGGGCGTCATCACCTTCGCGACGAGCGCATCCGCGGCGTTCACGGTGCGGCTGAAGCTCTGCGGGCTCGTCATCGACGTGCCCGTCGCTTCGGGCGACTCCGTCACGACGATCGCGGGCGCGGTGGCCGACGCGATCAACGACAACGCCGACCTCCCGTACACCGCGCAGAACTCCTCGGGCGTCGTGACGATCACGGCGAAGCAGACCGGCCCGCGCGGCAACGTGCTCGTGGTCGATGCCTACTTCGTCGCGGCCGGGTCGACGAATGAGACGCGCATCACCACGTCGAGCACGTCGAGCGGCGCGGGTACCACCGGCATCTGGTCTTCGACGGGCTCCATGGGCGCCGAGATCACGCTCTCCTCGGGGGCAACCCAGGACAGCTTCGCGAACGCCCTCGCGGCCATCAACCCCGTGCGGCGCAACCGCATCGTCTGCGCGTGCATCGAGGCGACGAACGCCGACCTCGTGGTCACGGAGATCAACGCGCAGGCAGGGCCGACGGTGCAGATCCTCGAACAGGCCGTGATGGCCTTCTCGGGCACCTATGCGAACGCGGTGACGCTCGCTACCGGGCGCAACGCGGCGCGGCTCCAGGTGGTGTGGCACCACGCGAGCGCGCTCCCGCCGCCCGACGTGGCCGCGCAGGTCGCCGCCGCGCGCCTCGCGGGCGACACCGCCGCGGGCGGCGTCCTCGTCGGCGAGGCGAGCGACCCCGCCGCCAACCTCGACGGCGTCAACCTCGCGACGATCCCCATGCAGCGCCTCGTTGCCGACCGCCCCACGGCCACGGAGATCGAAGGCGCGCTCAACAACGGCCTCACGGTGCTTGCGCCCTCCGCGCTGCGCCCGTCGCTCGCGCGCGTCGTCCGCTCCGTGACCTCGCGGTCGCTCGCCAACGGCGTGCCGAACTACGCGGTCATCGACACCGCGTACGTGACGGTCGTGGACTACTGCGCCGACGACCTCCGCTCCTACCTCACGAGCACGCTGCAAGGCGCGAAGCTCGGGGCCGACGGCGCCGACGGCAACCCCGCGTCGCGCGCCTCCAACATCACGACGCCGTCGATCATCCGCGGCATGATCTACGGGAAGCTGAGGCTCTACGAAGAGGCGGGCATCCTGCGCGACGTGGACAACAACGCGTCGCTGCTCGCCGTCCAGGCTGACAGCAACACCCCCGGCCGCGTCAACTGCGAGATCCCGACGGAGCCGGTAAGCGCCCTCCATCAGGTCGCGGGCAACGTCCGTCAACTCGCGAGCCTCTGAGGAGCACTGAGACATGGCCGCCTACTCCGCACCTGGATTCGTCACCTACCGCGGGCGCCCCGCGCTCGAAGCCACGTCGATCACCGTCGACGCGGACTCCGGCAACAAGGACGTGGTCACCATCCTGAAGGGCCGCGCCGGGCACACTGGCGGTCCGCTCATGACGACGATCAACGTCGACAACGCGATCCCCTCCACCGGCCCCGAGGTCGATTGGTTCGCCATCTGCGCGAGCCACGACGAGATCGAACTCGGCTTCAAGATCGCGGGCGACACGTTCCGGTTCTCCGGTGACGTGCGCACGGTGAAGTACGACACGAAGGCCGAGGGCACGCCCAACGCGCTCTCGTTCACCTTTCACGGCACCTACCTCGGTACGCTGTGAGCGAACCCGACTACCTCAAGGGCTCCAAGCTCTCGAAGCTCCTCGCGGGCAGGGAGCGCCCCGTGCGGCGCTTCGACCTTGAGGTGGTGCGGGAGAGCGGTCCCGAGACCCTCCGCCTCGCGGTGCGCACGCTCTCGACGGAGGAGCAGGCGAAGGCGCACGCGGAGGCCACGAAGTTCCTCACCGGCCTCGGCGGGTGGCGGAGCGAGGACATCCTCACCGACCTCGGAAACTCCATCCTCAACCTCGAAGTGATGGTGCAGACGCTCGCGCTCGCGCTCGTCGACCCGGAGCGCCCGTCGTCATCCCTCGCGGCTGACGCGGCGGAGGTGCGGCGGTGCTTCGACGTGGACGAGCTGCGCGCGTGCTTCGACGAGTACGAGCGCCACGCGTTGGAGCGGTCGCCGTTCCGGCACCTGAAGACGCTCGCCGAGGTGAGGGAGGTAGCTGACGCGCTGGGAAAAGGGCTGATGCAGCCGACCAGTTTGCAGCGCTACGACGTGAATTCGCTGCAACTCATCATCACCTCACTGGTCGACCCGCGGCGGAGATGGACGACGCCGAGCTCCTCGGACACATCGCCGCCGCCCGCCTCGCCCGACGACTCTTCGCCGAACTCCTCGACGCCGACGACACCCCGGATGACGGTCTCCGACGAGCCCACGCAGCCCTGACCGCGATGACCCCGAAGCCCTGACAGATGGCGCGCGCTGTACTCCAGATCGACGGCGACACGAGCGGCCTCGCGGCTGCGTTCGGCGCCGCCACGCGCGCCGCCCGCGAGGCCGAGAACGCCGCACGTCGCACGGGCGCCGCTCATCGCGACAGCGCGCGGAACATGATCGCCGCCGAGCGCGCGATGGTCGCCGAAGCGCAGCGCGCGGTGTCGGCGCACGTCCGCGCAGAGCAACAGAAGGTCCGCGCCGCGCGCATGAGCGCGGAGGCTCGCAAGCGTGCGGAGCAAGAGGCTACGCGCGTCGCTCAAGAGGAGTCGCGCAAGCGTGGACTCAGCGCGGAGCAAGAGGCGCGCGTCAAGCAGACGGCGCTCGAACGCTACACGCGCATCCACGAACAGGAAGAGCGCAAGCAGACCGCCGCGTCGGAGCGTGAGGCGCGTTCGCGTTCGCGGGCGCTCGCCAACGCGCGCCGCGAAGCAGAGCGGCAACAGCGCGACCTCAACGTGCGCGGCTCGCAGATCGGCACGGGGCTACGCCGCGGGCTCAACGTCGGCGGTGACGCCGCGATGAACGTCGCGCGCACCGCGCACTCGCAGGTTCAGGACGCGCGGCAGCGCCGGGCGGACGCAGAGCACACCCTCAACGCCGCGATGTTTCAGGCTGGGGTGAGCGCGCCGGAAGCGAGCCGAGCGCGCGCCACGATTCAGCGCGAGATTGCTACGGGGTCGCTGCGCGGGTTCTCCATGGAGGACGTGTCGGGCGCGCTCATGGGTGCGCAGGTGCAGTTCTCGTCGCTCTCGGGCGCGAGCGAGGCCGAGCGCGGCACCAACCTCGCCGAACAAATCCGGCTGATGTCGTTCGCGCGCAACACGTACCAGAGCCCGGCCGAGGTGCTCCGTGTTGCGGGGATGCTCCGTCAGCAAGGCGTGAGCGGCGACAACCTCATGGGCACCATGCGCGCGATGACGGGCATGGCCGGTGCGGGCGCGGTCGAGCTCTCGACCCTCACGGGTACGGCACTCGGGCCGCTCATGCAGAACGTCGCGCGCATGACCTCGCCGACGCAGACGCCCGAGGAGCGCGAGTCCGCGGTGCGCGCCGCGACGCTCGAAACGATGGCCTTCGGCGAGATCACGTCACGCGGCGGCATGACCCCGCGCCACGCGCTCAACGCCCTCGCGACGCTGCGCGGCGAGGTCGAAAGCCCGCTGATGGCGTCGCGCCTGCGAACGCGCCTCACCAACGAAGGGCGCACGGAGCTCGCCGACCGGCTGACGCAGGTGGACGCTACGGGCCGCGTGTCGCTCCGCAACCGGAGCACGCTCGGCTTTATGTCCGACCTGACGCAGGGCATGGGCGGCGACGCGAACGCGGTCGCCAACCTCTTGCGCTCGGGCGGATCGCGCAACGCGATGGTGCTCGGCTCCCCGGTGCGCACACTCATCAACGCGATGGCGTCGCAGACCGGAAGCGGCGGCACGATCGCGCAGAGCGTGGCGGAGATGCAGGCAGCGGGCGCCGCCTTCGGCGAGGGCGACGTGTCACGCGGCGCCGCGATGGTCGAAGGCGAGCAGAAGACCGCGCTCGCCGCGGCTGAAGCCGTGCGCGACAACGCGCTGACGGACAACACCTCCGCGCTCGTCAACCTCTCCAACCAACTCGCGAACTGGACAACGTCCAACCCTATCGAAAGCTCCATGCTCCAGTCGGGCGGCGGGCTCCTCGGCGGCGTCCTCGGCGGGGCGCTGTTCCCGCGCATCGGCCGCGCGCTCGCAGGAACGGGCGTCGGGCGCATGTTGACGGGCGCTGCGGGCGAAGCAGGGGGAGCCGTAGGCGCGGTTCGCGGCGCCGCGGGGCGCCTCGGAATGCGCGCCCTAGGGGCACCCGCACTCCTCGCCGCAGGGCTGTCTGCGATCGGTGCCTACGGGGGCACGTCGCAAGAGCAGGTGGAGTATCAGCGTCGCGCCGGGCCGGAGTGGGAGCGTCAAGCGAATCGCCTGCACGGCGAGGCGTCCGCCGCCAACCGTCCGCCCCCCACCGCCGCCGAGATCGGCGCCGCCGTCGCCGCTGCGCTCGCGGCGAACCCCATCACCGCCACCGTCTCGCCCCTCGACGCCGCGCAGGCCGCGACGCAGGCGCCCGCCGCAGGCGCACCCGCACGATGAGCGACTTCCTCTCCACCCTCGCCGAAGCATCCTACGAGGGAAAGCGCTTCCCGATCGTCTCCGCGGAGACGAAGGGCGGCAACGACGTTGCGCGTCACGTCGCCTACCGACGCCGCGGCGCCGATGTGGAGTTCACGGGGCTGCGCGCCTACGAGGGATCGTTCCAGATCCCGCTCATCAACACCCCCGCGCTCGTCGCGACGTACGGCGACCTCGCCAACGACCTCCGCGCCGACCTGCTTTCGCTCTTCGAGACGACGCCCATCGGGCAGCTTCAGCACCCCACCTTCGGGGTGCTCACGGCCGCGATCACCGATTGGTCGGAGCCCCTCGACGCAGGCTCCCGCAGCGGCGTGACGTGGTCGGTGTCGTGGGTGGAGCACGACGGCACCGCGTCGCTGACGATCACGTCGGACGGCGCCGTCGCTGCGACCGGGAACAGCGTCGAGGACATGGCCGCGAGCGCGGACACCAGCGCGGCGGGCATCCAAGGCTACACGCCGACGAAGCCCGTCGTCGCGTCCAACGTCGCCTTCCTCGAAGCCGCGCCGCGGTCGTTCACGCAGGTGCTTGACGCGTTCCGTCAGATGTCGCAGGTGGTCAACAACAACCTCGGCCTCAACGGGATGAACGGCGCGAGCGTCAACGCCGCGACGCGCGCGCAGATGAACCTCCGCTCCGCGATCGACGCGCTGCGGTCGCAGTACGTCGTCGGCGACGCGAGCCTCCGCTACTACACCGTCCCCGCAGGCATGGCCGCGTGGGAGGTGTCGCAACTCGTCTACGGCCGCTCCGACCGCGTGCGCGACTTGATGAGCGCGAACGCCTTCACCGACCCCCTCGCGATCCCCGCAGGGAGCATCATCACCGTGGTGCCGTGACCACGGCGAACGACATCACCGCGCACGACGTTGAACTCACGCTCGGCTCGACGGGCGCCGTGCTCGACGTGTGGGATGAGTACGTCATCACGAGCGACATGCTCTCCGCTGGCGCCGCGTACACCTTCGCGATGTGGCGCTCCGAGACGCGCCGCGCCGCGTGGGATGTGCTCCGCCGCGAGGTCAAGTGCATGGACTCCGTCGTCCTCAAGATCGACGGCGCCGCGCAACTCAACGGGCGCATCGAGACCATCGAGACGAGCGCCGAGGGCCACGGCGACGCGCGGATGATCCTCTCGGGGCGCGACCTCGCAGGCCCCGCGCTCGATTGGGACGCGGACCCGACGATGAACATCTCGGGGCTGACGCTAGAGAGCGCGCTGCAACGGGTGTTTGCGAGCGTCGGCCTTCCGGTGCGCATCACCACCGCGGACGCCGCGCGCGAGGTCACCACGAAGCGCCGCACGGGCGGTGCGCTGACGGCGACGGAGGCCGCAGCGTCGAGCGCCCCGCGCGCCTCGCTCTCGCCGGAGATGCTGCGCGCGCTTCGCGAGGCCGCCGCGCTCCCGTCGCTCACCTCAGCGCCCATCGTCGGGCGCGACATCACACCGCTGACGCCACGCCGCACCGCCGCGAGGGCGCGCGCCCGCAAGATCAAGGACATCATCATCCCCGCCGCGCACCCGCGCCCCGGCGAGCGCGTGTGGGGCTTCGCGGAGTCGATCGTCTCCCGCATCGGTGCGCTCCTGTGGGTCGCCCCCGACGCCGCGAACGGGCTGACGATCGTGGTCGACGCGCCCGCCAACGACGACCCCGCGACGTACGCCTTCGCGCGCCGCATCGTCAACGGCGTGACGGAGCAAGGGTCGAACATCCTCGCGCTGAAGGAATCCATCAGCACGCGCGAGACGCCGACCTCCGTGACCGTCTTCGCAGGGTCGAGCCGCGGCGACAACCTCTCCGAGCGGCAACGCTCCGAGGTCGAGAACGGCTCCCTCACCGCGAGCGCCATCAACCGCGGCTTCGTGGTCGACGAGCCTCCGCCTCAGCCGCGCTACATGCGCTCAACGCGAGCGAAGACCGTAGCGGCGGCGGCGCAGGAAGCGTCGCGCGTGATCGCCGACGCCAACCGCTCGTTTCGCACCGTGACGCTGACCGTCCGCGGACACGGGCAGCGCGTCAACGGCGTGCCGACGCTCTACTCCGCGAACACCGTCGCGCGCGTCTTCGACAGCGTGACGACGGACGCCGACGGCAACCCGCTCGACGAGGACATGCTCATCACCCGCGTGACGTTCCGGCGCACGCGCACCGCTGGTACCACCACGGAGTTGACGCTCGTGCCGCGCGGCGCGGTAGCGGTGACGCCCGATGTTTGACGGCCTCGACCAACTCCTCGACTTCGTGAAGCTCTCGCGCTTCGCGGTGTCGACCACCAACCGCGTGACCACCGCGCAGATCACGGGCGCGGGCGACGCGGGCGACGACTCGACGGCCGAGACCGTTGACGCCTGCGAGGTGGTGCAGCCCCTCGGGCTCATGGCGTACCCGACCCTCGGCGCGACGACGGAGGCGCTCATCGCGCGTCTCGGCGACCGCCCCGTGGTCCTCGCGATGATCGACAAGGGGCGCGCGGCGCAGGCCGTCGAAGCGGGCGAGGTGCGGCTGTACGGGCCGGGCTCGTCAAACGCCGCGGCTGTCATCCGCATCCGCGCCGACGGCTCCATCGAGGTCTCCAGCCTCAACAACACCAACGTGACCGTGACCGCGAGCGGCACGGGCGAGGTGCGCGTCAACGGCTCCGCTGTGAAGATCGCCGCCGACACCGACCCCGTCGACCTCGGCGCGTGGACGTTCGTCCCCGGCACGGGCGGCGCGTCGCTCACCTACACGCCCCCAGGCGGTGCGCCGACGCCGATCA